TAAAAAAGATGCTAGGGTTCTCACTAAATCGGGAAAAATGATAGCATTTAAAAAAGATATGGGCTGCGGATGCGGCTCACGCCTACGAGGTTGGAATCCTTACAAGACTCTGAACTCGATTAAGGACTAAAAATGGAAATTACAACAGTAACTTTCGTGGTTCTTGCCCTAGCGGCTTACAGAATCACTCATCTAATCACTACAGACGCTATTGCGGACGGTTTTCGCAACTGGGTCTGGTCCAAATACCCTCCAGAGACAAAAATTGGATACCTAATCACCTGTAATTGGTGCACCGGGTTCTGGGTTTCACTGCTTCTGGTCTCGGGTGCAGGAATTTTACCTCAATTTACCTTTGTGGTATCATTAATCATGGCCATTTCCGCTGTGGTCGGGCTTTTATCTGCCTGGATCGAGCGGTAAAAGATAGGGAGCCCTTACATTGGGTATTTTTAAGCGCGAAACGCCAAGAAACGAGCAAAAAAGCTCTAACGTGCGTGCCTCAGCCCCAAGGAATGCTACTCGGGTAGCTCCGGGCGTCTCTGTTGACTCTTTTGGCATTGTTTATGCCGAACCAGCTGCCTTCAACCAGCCAAGACCCCTTACCGCTGCCGCTGCTCAAGTAAAGCTAGACGACCGCACCGAGGCAGAATACTTTAAGGCTCGCCGCAACGCGGCGTCCACCGCTTGGCAGACCGAAGCCTGGGAGTACTACGACGCAATTGGCGAAGTAAAGTACGCTTTCAATTTAGTCGCTAGCGTTGTGTCACGTATTCGACTTTACGCAGCTGCCATAGGTAATCCGGCAGATACCCCATCTCCAATTGAAGATGTTACTTCAATCGACACAAGACTTGCTCAAGCCGCACAGCGTGCTCTTGACCGTCTGAGCTCTGCTTACGGAGGGCAGCCAGGTCTTCTCAAAGACGCAGCCCTAAACCTACAGGTAACGGGTGAATGCTATCTAGTACAAATTCCAGAGCGAATTGGCTCCGGTCTTCCAGAGACCTGGGATGTTCGTTCTATTGACGAGCTTCAGGTAGATGCCAAGGGTAACTACATTGTTAACCCTCGCCGCGATATCGCTGGCGGAACTTCTATCGCTTCCAACCTCTCCACTGGAAACAAGGACATTGTAAAGCTTCCGTCTAATGCATACGTTGGCCGCATCTGGCGAGCACACCCTCGCTACACCCAGGAGGCTGACTCCAGCCTTCGCGGTCTGCTAGACCTTTGCGCTGAACTACTCTTGCTCAACCGCACATTCCGAGCCACTGCACGTTCGCGTCTCAACGCTGGTGCTCTCTATCTGCCAGATGGTTTGTCGGTTGCAGCAAGCCCAGACCCTGACTACCCGTACGACGAAGACGGCAACTACAACGAGCAGTACAACCCAGAGGAAGCAGCTGATGAGTTTGAAGACCAGCTAATTGATGCAATGACCACTCCGATTAAGGACGAGGACTCTGCATCTGCAGTTGTGCCTCTAATTATTCGTGGTCCTGCAGAGCTTGGTGACAAGATTAAGCAGTTCAAGTTCGAGCGTTCGTTTGACCCCGCTCTGGCTCAGCGTGCTGACCGTGTACTAGAGCGCATCATGCAGGGTCTCGACGTCCCTAAGGACATCGTTACTGGACTGGCAAACGTTAAGTATTCAAATGCCCTACAGATAGACGAGAGTCTATACAAGGCACACATTGAGCCACTAATGCTTCTCATTGTTGACGCTCTTACTGTCATGTACCTGCGACCATATCTAATTGCTAATGGATATGACGAAGCAGACGTAAATAGAGTGTGCATTTGGTATGACCCCTCTCAGGTTGCTACTCGTAATGACCGTGCTGCAGATGCGGACATGGGCTTCGACAAGATGGCAATTTCTTACGATACTTGGAGGCGTGCTCATGGTTTCTCCGAAGCAGATGCTCCAGATCCTAAGGAGTTTGCACTAAGGCTCATTGTCCAAAAGGGAATGATTACTCCAGAGCTTACCGAAGCGATGCTTTCTTCTGTTGCCCCAGATGTAATGAACTCTGTAAGAGAGACAGCCCAAGAATCAACTGGAGCCCCTATCCCTGAAGAGATTGATCAAATCTTGCAGCAGGCAACCGAGGCACCTACATCCCCTGAAGAATCAGCAGAGCCAGAAGCAGCTCCACCACTAGCAGAACCAGAGGCATAATGCACAACCCAAATCCAGAACTAGCAGCAAAGCTAGCCCACCTGCTTTCCGATGTCGTCACTCAGCGTTTTATTCTCCAGGGCTATCACTGGAATGTTATGGGACCTGACTTTGGCGAGATGCACGAATTCTTTGGAGAGCTTTACGAAGACGTTGAAAGTTCTATCGACCCTCTGGCAGAAAATATTCTTAAGGTTGGGTATCCAGCGCCTTATCTACTTTCTGACTACTTAGAGATGTCCTGCATTAAAGAACCTCGTTACGACGGGTCCAATGTTCCCGAGCTGCTTCAGTCAGCCCTGGGCACCAACGACACTATTATCAACTGCTACAACGAAGCTTTTGCAGAAGCAGAAGAGTGCAACGAGCAGGGTCTTATGGACTTCCTAGCTGGGCGCATTGATATGCACGTTAAGTGGCGTTGGCAGATAAAGGCATTCCTCGGAGTACGTTAATGTCTGACTACCTTAGCTCTGTTGTTCGTTCTTCTGGTGGTGCTGGTGCACCTGCAGAAGTTCTTGACATGGACAAAATTGAAGAGCCAAAAGTTGACCCCCACCTCTCTGTAGAAGAGGAAGAAGACGAAGAGCGTCCACCAGCCCCTCCCGGATACCACTACATGCCAGATGGCACGTTAATGCGCGATGACGAGCATTCTGTTAGAACTTCTCTAGCCGCCGCTGGCTACCTCGTCCCTGAGGAGCAAGACCTAGCCGACGCACTCCTTGAGATTGTAGAGAAGCACGGAAAGTTTAACGCTGACAACACCGGCGTCTGGGCTGGCTACACTTCTGCCGCAGAGAATGACAACAAGGACATGGGCGTTAAGTGCGGTAATTGCGTTTTCTGGGAGGCACCTAACGGCTGCAAGCTAATTATCGCTGAAACCGAAGAGGGTGGCCTCTGCCGCTTCGCGGTTCTTCCAGACGGCACAGTTGACCCCAAGGACAAGCCAGTCGAAGACTACTTCAAAAAGTCTCCTCGCCTAGTTCAAGAAGAGCTTAAAAAGAAGATTAAAGAGATGGAGAACACCTACAGGGAAGAGTACGTAGAAATCTCTGACCTAACCCCAACTCAGAGGACCGTTGATACTTCTAACTTTAAAGATGCCGAGCAGTATAGCAAGCCAGTAGTTGTCTACAAAGACGACAATGGCATGATGCTAGTAGACGGACATCACCGCTGTGCAACAAGAGTTAGAGGCGGGCACCGAGGCATCAAGGCAAAGGTCTATCAGGGCCCGATGACGGCTACTGCGGGTTCTAAGCCAGCCCCCAAGAAAGACCGAATCAAGGGCTCTAAAAAGAACCCTAAGGGCTCTGCTTCAGGCGGTAAGTCAATCACCTTCTCTAAGAAGGTAGAAACGTCACTAAAGAATAAAGCTGACAAGCATAACGAGAAGCACGGTAAAACCGCTTCTAAGAAGACTAGCCTTCGCACGCTTAAAGCCGTTTACCGCAGGGGGGCAGGAGCTTTTTCTACTTCTCACCGCCCAGACCAGAATCGCAACTCCTGGGCCATGGCTCGTGTAAATGCATTCCTACACCTTCTTCGCACAGGAAAGCCAAAGAATTCTAAGTACACAACCGACAATGATCTTCTTCCGGTAGCCCACGCTAGATCTTCTAAAAAGAGCACAGCAATAACTGCGGCAGCTTTTGACGCCTACATTGACTTTCAGTTGGAAGTCTCTATCTTAGATAGGGAAGAGTACGCAAACGAGGAGCATGCAATCTACTCGCTAGCAGAGTTTTCTGGTCTAGGGTATGAGGCAATTCCGGCAATCAGAGCAAGCTGGATGAGAGGCGCTAGAGATGGCGAGTCTGGTTTTGATAGAGCATCTGATCTTGCTATAAATCTCTATGGCTCTAGAGACGCTGACCTTCTTCCAAATAAGGAGCTGCTGGATGAACTTTTCTAAGCTTGAACTTTTAGATATTTTGGCAGAAGCAAATGAGATGCAACCTGAAAATAGGATGCTTAAGTATGAGGCTCTAGTCAGTGCTGCTTATAGGGCGGAGACAAAATCGGACAGCAAGGAAGAAGTAATAGCTCTTATAAAAGAGTTTGCCGAAGCCTCTACAAAAACCCTCTTTTCTTCTCCTAATGACTTTATTTCCGAGTGCACTGATTTGCTGCCAGAGGGCCATTCCCTAGGAGCGAGCGATCTAGAGACTAGGATTTCTTGGGTGGCTTCAGACCCTATCTTAGAGCCATCTAAGCAGCCGCTTGTTTCAGCAGCCGTAGGAAAGTTTGGTGACGGCACAGAAAATGCACACGCGTGGGTCAGGCTAGTAGCCCTTTCAGAAGCAGGCTTGCTATCTAAAGAATTTATTGCTACAATATCAAAGCTCGAACTGGAGGTAGGTCATGGATAAAGATTTTTTAATGTCTAGATATGACTTTGTAGCTGCTCTTGCAGACCAGGTGTCGATGAATACTGGCGAGCCTATGTATGACAAAAAAGGCACAGCCGCTAGAGCAGCGCTCCTAGGATTGCCCAAAGAAAAGATTAAAAAGTTTCTAGAAAAAGACACTATGTTCACTTTCAATAGGGACCTACTTAAGAACAGTGGAGAGGTTACAGACCCGATTGAAAAAGCGCGTCTGCTATCTTTCAAAGATTTTTATGAGTCCGTAGAGTCTATGAAAGACCCGGACGAGATGGTCTTTTTAAGAGAAGAAGTCATTGACAGAATTTCTGAGTATGAGAACACCGAGCAAGCGATTATGGCTGTAGAGCAGGGAGAATCTCCAAAAGAAATCTTTGCTGCACTGACTAATAGCGAGCAGTGGAAAGAAGATGCTCGTGACTTTATTACTAGGGACTATGTAGAACTTCCTTCTAAGTCTCAGAAGGCGAAGTGGATAAAGTTCCAAGAAATTATTAATCTCATAAATGATCTAAAAGCCTTAAACTAGCGCCCTTCAAAAGCAGATAAAATTAATTAGACCTTTTAGGGTAAATTTCTCGCCGCGTAGAGGATATTAATGCGAATCGGAATTAATGATGGAG